GCATCGGCCGCACCCTTCACGGCGTCCTCGACCCGGGCTCGCAGCCGGCCACGTTCGATCTCGGCGGCCGGGCCCATGAACGGCTGGGCTGGCTGCTTGGATGTGCCGAACTCGACGAACTGGCCGTAGTAGGTGCCCGACGCCCGGGTCGTGTCGATGATCTTCACCTCGGCTTCGGTGCCGTCGACGGTGAACCCGATCTCGTCTCGGAGGCGGCCGGTGTCGACGGGCACGAGCCGGCGGGCCTCGTCGCGGATCGCCTCCGCTGCTACGGGCACGACGTCGGCTAGGGCGTCGGCGATGGTGCGACCCTGCCGTTCGAGTTCACGTTCGGCGTCCTTGATGCCGTCGATGCCCTTGATGTGGAGCCTCATGTCGCCTCCACCCGCTCGCACACGGCCTTCAGGTATCGGGGCGACGACGGTTCGGCGGTGCCGACGACGTGGTAGTAGCCCTTGTCGGTCGACGGGTTCACCCCGGTGGCGGCGAGCCGGTCGTTGCGTTGCACGTCGGTGCCGGTCGCCAGGTAGATGTTGTGGGTGTGCATGGCACCGGCCTGCATGGCGGCCATCTGCTCGGCCGGGGTCGACTGGTCGACCTTGCAGTCGACCGCCCCCTGGTTGGCCCAGGTGATCGTGGACCCGCCAGACCCGTCAGCTGTCTTCGACTGGCGCCACACGTTCAACGACGTGTTCAACCAGTGGGAGATGCCGGTCATGACAGTTCGGTGGCGTACTCGGCGGGCAGCGTGTTGTACCCCTCGAGGTAGACGGTGCCGACACCGTTCTTGCCGATGGCACGGCGGATGATCTTGCGGTCCTTCGGGGACAGCATCCCCCCGGCCCCGCCGAGAGCGAACGACCAGTTGTGATCGCCAAGCCCCTCCTGAGTAGCACCGGTCGGGTTGGACATGGCCCGGTTGACGACCCGGGCGACGACCCCGACTATCGCCTGTGGGGGTGCCGTGTCGCCGGATTCGATACCCCAAGCGGCCTGCCCGACCGGGTTGTCGGTGTCGTTGTCCATCGTGGCGACGTAGTCGACCACTTCGGCGGACACATCGTCGATGTGAGCTTCGAGCTTGTCGGTGTCCGACACCGTCCCGTAGCGGGTCTGGTACTGGGCGGCAGTGATCAGGGCAGCCATCAGCCCTCCTTGGCTTCGAGGATGGCGTCGACCAGGTCGGCTTTCCGCAGTCCGGCATAGTCGACGTTCAGGTCGGCAGCGACGGTGCGGAGGTGGGCGACGGTGGCAGCTTCCAAGGCGGCGCGTTCGTCGAACTCGGCGTCGTTCTGATGTTCGACATCGACCCAACCGCCCGACTCGACCTGTGCTTGGACACGGCCGTCACGGCGCACCCTGTGGGCGAGTATCCGCTGCTTCTTCGCCCGGAGCCTCTCCTGTCGGATCGTTGGTGTCTCATCGTATGGGGATGCGGGCCCGTCGAACTGCATGGCGTCTGGCTCCTTCTCGTAGCGGCACCGCTCCGGGAAGATGTCCCGGAGGATCAACTTGGCGGACTCGTGGAACGTCCGATCGGACGACGACAGGAACCCCAACGGGCGGACGTCTTTGGCTGCCTTCAACGTGCCGACCTTGACGTCCCGGCGGATCGGCACCGCCGGCCGGGTGGCCGTGTTCCCGATGAGGCTCCGGTAGCGGAGCCATGGCTCGGTGAGGTCCCAGGTGGGGATGCGGTCACGTTCGACGACCATCGGGATGTGGACGTCGAACGACAGTGGGTCGTCGTAGCCGTTGGCCTCGAGGAGGGCGAGGGTGTTCTTCATCGACTTGCCCCACCCGCCGTTGCCTTTCGAGTCGGACTGGCACCGTTCTCGCAGCGTTTTCGGGGAGTGGTAGTTGGGGATGTCGTCGACCGGGTCGAGGATGAAGTAGTCGTCCTCGGTGTAGATGAACTCGCCGGTCAGGTTGAGGGTGGGGATGACGTCCCGCCACACGTTCGTGAGCGCCGTCCACTTCTCGGTGACCTTGTAGGGGACGTGGTAGACGTTCTGCACCCACGGGGGGCGGCCACCGACCATGAACACCCGGCCGTGGGGGATCATGTCCAAGCTGCGCAACGCGTATTGCAGTTCGTCGCGTTGGACTCGGGGTTCGACGACGATTACGACGTCACGCAGGCTCATACGGCCACTCCTCGGGTGGGTCGTACATGCGGTAGCAGGGGTCGCACTGCGTATACGCCGGGTCCATCGTCTTCGGCCAGAACGGTCGTCCACACGTCGAGCAGAGCCGGCCGGGTGCTATGTGGCGTCGGGTCTTCTGCCCGCAGGCGTAACAGTCAATCGGTTTGCGAGCCACCTGCACGTCGGAGGATGTCACTGGTGGAGATCCGTCTGGGCGAGCAGATGTAGGCAAGGTTGATCCTCCGGGCGGCCAGGTAGTCGACGTCGATTCCGGACAGTTCAAGGAACCGGCTGTCGCCGGCCCAGTCGACACCGGCGACCAGCCAGCCGGGTTTCACGTCGTCGACGAGCGGTGCGATCGACACCTCTTCGCGGGCGACGACGTCGGTGACCATCGGTAGCTGTTGGAGGGTGCGGCGCCGCTCCTCGTAGGTGAGGAGCGGCTGCCGCTTGTACCCCCGCTGGTAGGTGTCGGTACCCAACCCGACCACGACGGGTCCGAGTTGGGCTGCCTGGTTGAGGAAGTAGAGGTGCTCGTCGTGGATCAGGTCGAACGTCCCCAACACGAGGACGGACGTCTGCACGACGGGCACCTCTACTTGCCTCATCGCCTAGCTGGAGGCGACGCCGAGCTTGACCCAGCGGAACGAGTCCGCGGGTGAGGACTCGTCGGAGTCCTCGTAGACGGCGGCCGCACCGGCGAAGGTCGACACCAGGCTCTGGTCGGCGGCGATGCCAGCGTTGTACTGGAACACCTGCCGGAGGGCGATGCCCTGCTCGTTGATGGAGGCCGACTGGACGGCACCCATCGGCGCGAGCGGTGCCCGCACACCCATGGCGAACGCGCTCGAGTGGTAGGCCACCGCAGTGTCGGTGGTCAGCCCGTTGGACTCGACGACGGTGAATCCGTAGATCCGACCGAGCGTCGCGTCGCGGAGGGCGCTCTGCGAGCCGCTCTCGTTGACCTTGACGAACTGGTCGACGGACAGGAGCCGCGTCGCGATCGACGGCGACACCGCCAGATAGCGGTTCGACGCCGGAGCGTTCGCCTCGGACAGCGTCTCGCGGGCAGCGAGGATCGTGGCGAGGGTGTCGGCTTCGGTCGCGGTGAGGGCGAACGTGTCGTCCTCCGCGAGGGCGTTCATGACCGCGGTCAACTTGTTCTCGACGCCGGTGGCGACCGAGTTGACCTGCGGTTCGGTGACCTGGAACACGAAGTTCTCGAGGTCGAGCGAACGCTCGGCATCGGAGATGTTGTGCAGGTCGTAGACGTGACCGAGCGTGATAGCCGTCTCGACCTCGTCGAGAGCGTCGGCGGTCAGCGTGGTACCGGCCGCGTCGGTGCGGGCGGTCCGCGGCTGACGGACTCGGACGTTGACGGTGCCTCCGGACGGTCCCATGAACTCGGGGCCCGGGACGTTGGTCACCGTCCGGGCGAGCACGAGGTCACGGACCAGGAGCGGGACCGCCGTCGAGGCGATCCGCGCGGCAGTTACAGCTGCCATGGTTGGGTCCTTTCCCTAGGGATGGGAGCCGCCCGAGGCTGACGGCGGGTTAGGTACGGCTGGCGAGCGGGTTCTTCCGCTGCCAGACCTTCTCAGCCAGGGCTTCGCCGTCGACGGCCTCGTCGTCGGAGCTGTTGGATGCACCTGGCTTCAGGTTTTCGGTCGGCCGGAGGAAGTTCCGAGGCTCCTCGGTGTCTTCCTCCGGTTCGGCCTTCTTCGGTTCGCCGAACACCTCGACCGCGTCGGACTGCAATTCCTCGAGGGTGTCGCCTTGGAGTCGGGCCGCCTGGGCGTCCGTCAGTCCATGCGACGCTGCCACTCGGGCACGCAGCGCCTTCTTCTCGGCTTCGGTGACGGCCTGCTCGGCCTGCTCGGCCCGCTTCTCAGCCGCTTCGATACGGTCGAGAAGCTTCTGCTCTTCAGACTTCTTCGCGTCCTCGAGCTCTTTGGCTTTCGCGGCGGCTTTCTTCAGGTCGTCGTAGTCGGCGTACTTCTGCCGTTCCCTCGCAAGGCGCTCTTCGACGATCCTGTCGAGCTGCGCCTGCGTGAACGTCTTCCCGGCTTCGCCGGTGTCGCCCTCTTCGGACGTGGGGGCCTCATCGCCCATCAGTTGCCTCCAAGTGGAGTGGGTTCCGACCATTGACCGCTGGTCGTTGGCGTCGTGGCGGGTGCAGGGATCGAACCTGCCTACACCGGGTTATGAGTCCGGTCAGCACGCCAGTGCTGCTACCCGCTCTAGGTGAACACGACCTCTACCGAACACGAGCAGTGGTCGTGGGATTGGAACTCGTCAGTGGACACCGGTCCGGCCTGCCCGGCGCACCATTCGCACGGATTCGCCGACGTCACTCTCGTCCAGCCGGCCGCCCGCCGGTCCACCTCGGCGGTGCGGGTCAGCGTGTCGGCGGCGCCCCGCAGGGTCATCCGCCCGGCCGAACCCATCGCCTGCACCAGCCCCGACTGGCGGGCCGCCTGCGGTGACAGCCCCGCCCGTATCCCGCGCATCGTCCCAGCGAGGCCTGTCGCCCGCAGGTTGGCGACGACCTGTTCAACAGCTGGCGCTTCGGCGATCACCCGTACCGATTCGCCGCCGACCTGCTCGGCTGCTCGCAACCCCTGGTAGTAGACAGACGCAAGCCCGGCCGACGTGCGGTAGCGGGCCCGTATCAGCGTCGCGGCCGGCTCGGCGAACGTCCCGAAGTCGGCAACGCGGGTGCCGTCCCACAGCGGCCACAGCCGTTGCACGTCCCGCAGCACCGCAGCACGGAGAGCGACCTGCCGTTGCCGATGCTGGATGGTGAGCAGCCGGCCGGCTTCAGACTGCGCCATCGGCCGGAGCAGCCTGCAAGGCCAGCAGCCCCTCCAAATTCGCAAAGGCGTCACCATCCGCTGCGGCGGCCTTCCACGACTCCAACTCCTGCTGGGACACACCCATGGCGTCGGCGACACGCTCCCACAGCTCTTGCGGCGGAATGCCGAGCATGATGACAGCCTTCCCGAGGGCGTCGACGACCATCCCCAGCGAACGGGACTCGGTGTCACGCCACCGCACATATGCCTGCGGGTCGACCTCCTGACCCTGCATGAACGCAGCCAAGCCGAGGGTCTGCTCCCACGCTTCGCCCATCACCTCCTGGTTCTCGGTGATGGCCCGACGCTTGGACGCTTCAGCAGCCGCCAACGCCTCTGCAGACAGGTTGACGAGCTGGCCGATGAGCTCATGCGCCGGGGTTTGTGACACGGTGGCGAGGTGGCGGAGTGACGCTTCCCGCGAGTCGATGTATCCCGACAGGTCGGTCTGGTCGAACTCGCCGACCGTCAGGTTATCGTCCTCGAACGTCCACAGCTTCGCCGCTGACGCCTTCAGCTTCTGCTCCTCAGACTCGGCCAGCCAGCCGAGGATGTACCGCTGCCGGAACGCCCCATAGTGCTGCGCGACAT